CTAACGATATTGCTGTGATGGCAAAGACTTCTTTTGAATCTCTGTATGAAAGTCTTGAGATGGCTCAAGAGGATGAGGATGAGGATGCTCAAGAGGCTAAAGAGCCTGTACCTAATCCTTCCAAAGTCGAAGGTGCGCCCAAAACTGCTGCGCAAGTTTTAGCAAGCTTGACTCCGGGGAACAAGAAGGATGGCGGTCAGGATGAATAACATCCCCTGTGTTTAAATTTTAAACAAAGGAAAGCCCCCTTCCTTGATTGGTTGGGGGCTATTTTTAACTACCTACTACCTCTACTACCTCTACTACCTCTACCGCCTCTACCACTATTCTTAGACTTTTTCCCTTTACCCGCATCCAGTTTTTGAATCCCTAGCATGTGAGACAGCGGGCTTTGATAATAGGATGTAGGATAGTTGTTATGAAACATCTGGTATGTTTTAGAAAATTGGCCCCAATACTGGAGATGCTCCTTGGTGCCGCTATAGATTCCTTTATCCCCCATTTGGGTAGCCCACTCAAGCATTGGGCTAGTGCTGAGAGTGGGTTCATGGAGTTCGTAGAAGGGTGCATCTTTCTTTCCTTTAAGAATATGACTCACGTAAGGGAAGTGAGCTATTTGGTCTATCAAAGAGTTACCAAAGAATCTAGAAATAGTTTCTGCCATTCCCATTAAGAATATATATCTCAATAGCATGGTAGAATACTTGGTTCCAAAATGGTCTACCTCACCACGTAAAGCTTTTTGAGCCAGCTCTGCACGATACTCAAATAGCTTAAATGGCGTCATCTGGAACATACCTAATATACGGCCAATAACTCTCTTATAAAACAAAGGCTGGTCCCAGCCGCCTCTAAAGTTAGCTGTAAGGACAGTTTCCCAGATGATTCTAGAAGTCTGCTGTGGTGTAAGTCGGCCACTAGACGCTGCGGCAATCGTAGTAGCTAGTATACTTACCCCATTATCGAAAGTCTCAACAGCCATTGTCGGAGCTGAAATTAGATACTTAAACTTTTGCGCTAGAACTCCGACACCAGGGCTCTCGTCCATAAGACGAACCATAGCTCTGGAGTTGACAAAAGCTCGCATCAACTTTCTCTCAGCATTATCGTTACCTTTAACCCCAACCTTTTCTGCTGCGGCCTGTCCGATAGCTTTAAGGGTGGCATTAACAGCCTTAACATTGGTAATAGAATCAAACCGCGAAAATGTATCAGCTATCTTAGTCAAATGCTTAAATGCCACAGAAAGACTACCACCTATTAAGCGCACATACTGAAAGGCTACAACTTTATCCAGCGCCCTTTGCCACACATCTCTAGGTTTAGCCAGCAAGTTTGCCTCTACCCATCTGTTCATATAATCACTAATGTCAGGCGGCAGTTCATCTATTGCAACTCTCCAACGATTCAAGAAAGGCTGGAAAGCAATCTTGCGCTCGACCATAGGAATGTAATGTTTCAAGATCATATGAGCACTAGGATACCAAAGTCTTCCTTCCTGATTCTGATGAAGGAATTTGAGGATGACTGGAACTTTTTGATCCGCCAGAAAGCCCTGAGCATCTGGATCATTCAACACGTCAGGAATCATCCTGTGCATATATGTCCGGTCTTTGATAACCGGTATGCCGACACTCTCTAGTTTATCTCGAGTAGTGTCTAAAAACTTCCTGATATATTTTGCAGCTTTGAGTTCCTTAGGGGTGAGCGTAATGCCTTCGGGTAACTCTTCTGCAGCTTGCAGAATGATCCTCACATCGGAATGTTTCTCAGCTAGACCTTTAACCTGAGAATCATACCGAGCAAATAACTCATCCTGAATCTTCTTCGATCTACGAATTTGTTTCTTCTCTTCAACCATAATCTGAATCTCAAGATCCCTACGTTTAGCTTCGTCTTGAGTATTAGCAGCAGCTTGACGAAGGTTGGCAATCCTTCTATCTCCTCGAGCTTTAGCTTGCACCAAAGGTTTGACTTCAGCATAGAGATCATCAAGCTCTTTGCGTAAATCGAGAGTAGAATCCGGCACACCTTTAAGAACCCCTGTTGCCCATCTCTCAGAGTTGTGCCAGTTGTTGATGAAAGCCATAGAGGATTCCATAACATCTGTCACAGGATTGTTCTCAAGATCAAACAGCCTACCTAAGATATGAGAAGGACTCTGCAGCTTGCCCAAAAGATGCGGGGCTATTTTCTCTACCTTAGGCTTAAGCTGTGGAGCAACCTTAGGAACCTGCGGCTCTTGGCGTATAGGTGGATTAGGATTAGTCAAGTCATGTGTAGGGACAATTCTCCTATCAGCTTCCATAGAAGCTACAAGATCTCTGACGGCCTTACTAGAGTCAGTCTTAAAAGCTTTGACTAACTTGCTAGTGGTATCAACCGCTTCTCCAAGCATATACTCACGTTCACTAGACTTGTATTGGCCATAAGGAGAAGAGCGTCTATCTGAGAGTGACCAATCTTTGGCAGCTTTAGCCGCCTTCTTCAACCCTTTATACGCCCTCTTAATAGCCTCAAAGAGTTCTTTAACTGCATTAGCAAAAGGGCTACGTTCTCCAGATATATATCCTCTCTCATTATTAAGTACTCTTTTAAACAAACTCCAAAGAGACTCAGTTTCAGGAGGCTCTATTTCCATCTCAGGCTTTAATTTACCTTTGAGCTTTGTAGAGATTTTTCTAAGATTCCGCACATCATTCTTAAGACGTTTCTTTGCGGCAAGAATTTCTGGGTTTGTTCTAGGATTGATTGCTCCTCTATCATCCCCAAACAGCGTGAGAAGATCGCTAGCAACATCTCCTATATCTCGAGAGCTATAATAGTTATCTTCGTCATACTCTTCTACAGCTTCCTCTTCTGCGAGTTCTTCCCAAGATACGATATTCTCTTCACCAAGAAGGTCATCTTCTTGTTCTTGCATCAATCGAGCTAATTCATCTTTAGGAGTTTCTGCAGCTTTATATGTTTCGACTTGGTCCCGTAAATAAGAGATGATCTCATCTGGATCAAGCTTTTCTTTAATCGTAATTTCCTTACCTTCTTTAGAGCCAAAGGCCTTCTTAGCTTTAGGCAAAGAGGTAAACTGTCCTACTGGTTCAGCCGTGCCTGCTTGAATCTCCTCAGCAGTACCAAGAAAGGCTTCATAATCTTTAGGCCCATTCTTAACAATAGCCACTGAGCGGCTATTATCTACTGAACCTATATAGATATCGCCAGCCTTGGTGAAGGACTCTACTTTGATAACCTCTCTCTTCTGTACAGGAGCAGCTTCCTCCACCACAGGAGATTCCGCAGCTTTGGCAATAGCCTCTGTGTCATACTCAGTAGGATCAAACAGCAAGTCTTGACCTACTTTATATTCATCACCGATCTTGACAACTTCCCAGCCTTCGCCAAGAGATTCAGCTTGTTTCTGTGCCTCAGCTTCAGAGGGATAAGTTTTAGCCTGAAGAGTAAAATCTTCTTCGGCAGCCTCAACAGAGTCATATCCAGAAATGTCCTCTACTACTGGCTCCTTAGGTACTGCTCCTCTAATCTCAGAAGCAGGTCTAAGTTTTAGCTCTCGGTTCGCTATCTTTTTTCTCAAAACCTCACTAAGAGACTTCTTAGGCTTAGCCTCTACTGGAAAATCAATAGCTGAAACATCAACAGACTTAGCCTTATCTCCTTTATTAACTATCTGAACAGAGCCATCTTTTTCCTGTACTAATACATCATAAGCGTTAAGAGGATTATCTTCAGGTCTTGGCCCTATAGCAGGACGCAAGCTTGTCTGAGGATTCCTGGAGTCCAGCACATAGTGCTTAATCCCCTGAGTCTTTCTAGACTTCTCAACACTCAAAGCTTCAAGAGAAGCTGCAGACTCCCCAGAAGCGTTTTCAACTACAGGCTCTTCAACCGACTCTGTAATCTCTTTCTCCTGAACTCTCGCAGTATCTTCTTGATTCGCACCTTTCTCTGGTGTCGCCTCAGGAGGAGTTGCTTCTGCTGGGGGTTCCTCTCCGATAGGTACCTCAGTAGTTGCCTCAGGTCCTCCGTAAAGTTTGTTAGCGATACTCTTTGCCAACCCTTCTGCCTTCGTACCAGCATAGTGTTCCTCCACAGCTTTGAGGGAACCAAGTTCCTTAACCTTCTGTTCTACACGTCCTTTGAAAGTTTTAGCTCTTGGCTCATTAGACTTAGGAGGAGACTCCTTAGCAGGCTCTGGAGTAATAACATTATCGTATTCGTTTACAGCCTGAAGGAGTTCCTCAGAAGTCATAGACTTAAAGATTGGATGATTCTCTGGGATATTCTCATAGCCATCAAACTCATCTGCTACCTTAGCAAAATCGGATTTGCCAACAGTTTCAGCAGCATCAGGTTCTGGTGAAGCTGATTGAGTAGACTTAGGATCAACGAAATACTGAAAAGCTTCCTCTTTAAACTGAGGATACTTACGAATAAACTGCCCGACAGATAAGTCTGGATTAGCATTAAGAGCAGCTTGAAAGTCAGAACTAAAATTGGAAACTTCAGCAGCTTTGGCGCTATCTTTAGTAAAAGTACTAATCTTCTTTCCTCGGATAGAGTGCTTAATTCTTCCAAGCACACTAGCGCCTTCAACAAAGCCTCCAAATTCCGTAGCAGAATGCGCAACAGACGCAGCACCAGCGGCTATCTCTGGCGGCACAGGACCGACAGAGTATTCTCTGTCTCCAGATTTAATAGTGAGAGGCTCCTGCAGGTAATTTAAATACCTATCCCCAACACCCTCTGCAAATTTACCGAGAGTTTTCTGCAAAAATTCCTGAACAGGTTGAGTAAGAGCCTGAACTTGAGGAGTAGTGTTCTGCCCCAATTGAAGAATTGCTTCAGAGATTTGTTTTGCTCTATTATAGCGAGCATCTTCTGGGGCATCCTCAGGTACAGGAGCAGCTAATGAGCCTAGTCCTGCCACACCTGCAGCAGGCGCGGTGAACAAAGGAAGCAACAAATTACTGATAGCCCCCATAGGGGCACCAGTATAATCTAAAACATTATCAGTACTATCCAAAAAGTTTTGCACACCAGAAGGCTTTTCCACTGGAGCAGCCTTAGGAGTAGCTAAAGCTTCTGAAAGACTCTGCCCTGCATCGTTAACCCCTAAAGTATCTTTAGGCTGTGAGGAATCTATCTCCTGCCCCGTAAAGATATTTCTTGCCATTAGTCCACTCCTTGATCTGTGTCGTTGGCGATCTGAAGAAGAATGTCCTCAACACTACGCTTCTCATCCTTAGCAGTAGCCCGAACATCCTCCATAGTAAATCCTTGATAATCTCCGGTAAACTCCACGCGGATAGCGTCCTTTGCATTGAAAAATCCTGAGCCGTCATCCCAGATGAAGCCAAAGTTCTGATTGTCTGGAGAGTATTTATTGACATCCACTACATCAGCAGCAGTCTGTTCATCCTTACCAAAGTTGGAAAGAGCCTTAGTATATCTGGCAAACTGCTCATCTTTCTGAATCTCAGTCAGACGACTCTCGGTAATGTTTTTAGAGATAAAATTCTCCATCTGGACCGGACCGAAAAGTTTATAAGCCTTATCAAAACTCAGGTCTGAAAGCTTAGTACCTTCTGGCAACTCTCTGAGAATACCTCTCTGTTCCTCCGTCGTAGCCTTCTTCAATCTCAGATCAGCCGCCTGAGCTTTCAAGTGCTCAGTGGTTGCTTCAGTCTTAGCAATATCCAGAGGTTCCATCCTATTAGCTCGACGCTCTTTGTTCAAAGCCGCTAGAGCATTCGCTCTTGCCGTATCCGCGTTTACTCTTGCAGTACCAGACGCCGCTCTTTTGTAATTAGCTCCAGACACAACATCCAAAGTCTGATTACCCAACTGTCCTAATGCCAAGTCATTCTGAGAGATAGTAGCTATCTGCTCAGGAGTCAGCCCTGTAAGATCGACCGGCGGGGTACCTTGCAGGGCTAGGGAAAGAGGGAGAATATCTGTCAGGTTAACACTGTTTTGCCCAGGCTTGGGAGTCCCAGAGACATTAGAAACAGTGTTCGAAGTTACAGTACCATCAGGCCCCATCTTGTGTGTAACACTGGTAGGCCCAGCTTCGTTTGGCAGCGTTAGATTCAACCCTCCAAACGGTGTCTGCTGTGCCGGTTGCTCAGGATTTCCTGATCCTGGAACTCCTGCAGGAGCCTGAGCCGGTTGTTGCCCACCTAACAAGCTAAACAAAGATGTCATCAACTTCTTGCGTTCATCCTCTTGCTTATTGGCAGCTTTGTTCGCCAATGAGGATTGAGCAATAGTGGATCCCACCCCTGCAAAAGGGTTGTTAGGATCGAGATTCTTCCCAATCATGTCTGCAATCGCAGCAAACTGCTCAGGCTTCTCGGTTGCAAAATTGCCAACTTTGCTCACTCCACCAGCGAGCATGTCAAAGATACTAGACATTACTTACTCCTTTCTTATGATAAGAGACCACCTAATCCGCCAAGAATTGCTCCTCCAGCCCAACCAATAGGGCCACCAGCGGCCCCGATCATAGCTCCCGTGGCTGCTCCACTAAGAGCCCCACCAAGAACTGATTGAACTTTAGAAGGTTTATCCCCTGTTGTAGAATGAGTCCCTCCTCCAATACCTGCAAGGAGGTTAGCGCCATGTTGATACTTTTCCAAAGGCCAAAGAGCGTCAAGCTTCTCCAGTTCATTATCTCCGTCTATCTGCTCTTTCTTGGCTACAATCTTAAGCTTGTACATATCTATAGTAAGAGTCGCCAAAGTATTACTCATCTGGATCATGAAGTGCTGGTTATCAATAATACTTTGAGTTCCTTTTAGCACCATTTCATTTCTATGTTTATGCAACTCAAGACGTAACGCAGCGCCGTACTTACTAAGCTCTACTTCCTTCCTGGCCCATATACGAGCTTCTCCCATTACAAAAGCAGAGTTAACCACTGCGTTAATGTCTCTCATGCCTGCCTGAAACTGCGGCAATACAGAGTCATTAATATCATCGTCAAGACTGGCAGAGTGTGCTGCAACTGCAGCATCAATATATGCAGAGTCGATAACATTATCTACTTGCACAACTGCCGCATTCATTGCGGATTCCCAATTTGCCTGATAAGATAGGGCAGTAACAGCAGTCCCGAATACAGCCAAGGCCGCTACCATACTATCGATATCTGCATCAGGATCATAAGCGGCCTGAAGCGTATAGGGAGAGGATGCTGCCTGAATATAACTATCCATCTCCCCTAACCAAGCTTCATGAGTGTCCTTCATATACTGAGGATAATCCACAGCACCAGAAGAACCTCCACTTCCCTTACAGCAGACCGTCAGACCTAAGTCTTCTTGCAGTTGATCTGCAAGTCTAAACTCGTCATAGCTCATATTGATCCCCTTCGTTTAAAATTTAAACACAGGTTATAATTCTTTAGTTGTAAAGGTCCAACTCTCGTCCACCCCAAAGCGTCTGACCATTTGAAGCATTATAGGATTCTGGATATATGCAGCAAGTCTCTTACACTGTTTAGCTTTAGCGTATTTAGAGAGACCTTCAAATACAACTTGCATATCCTCTTCAGTCACACGAACAAAACCGTAGAAGCTATAGAGTAGAAAACTCTTAACTCCGCTCAACGGATCTGTCATAATGTAACTAACAGTCAAAGTCCTAAGTTGAGAAACTTCCACATCTGGAGATGTTGCCCAAACTTGCACGCCTCCAAGAAGAATTGCCTGAAGAATGTTATTCATCTTCTCAGGACTCTCTCCTGCTACTGGAGGCAAAGATTGCCGAATAGCGAGTTTGATCACATCCCAGTTGTTAGCTACCTGCTCGTCCAGTAGTCGGATCAAATGCATAAGAGCCTCTTATAAATCTTTTGTCAGAAAGTTGGAGTCTAGCCTGGAGATAGTCGACAGAGAATTCATCAACTCTATAGTCGTCTACTTTCAGACCTATGAGAAAATCTATACCAGACACGTTAGGGAAAACTACTCCTTCCATATTCAGAGTCTTCCACGGAGTGTCTGAAAAAGTTCCGTTTGTGTTGCGCCACTTGACCATACCTTTAGGAGTTTGACTTCCTTGATAGCCAACCTCGAGAAGTCTAATTACTTTAATAGCCCTAGCAGCAAAGTCTGTAGTGTTGGTAAAGAACCTGCCTTCATAGTCCGCTGTGTCAACAAAGAATCCTGAAAGAACTCCTCTGTGATATCCTATAGAGGTCACACACTGGTGGCATTCATAGAGTCTGTCATCAGAAGTTACTACATAACTCTTCAAGCCGTTGGAGATATAGAACCGATCATGCTGAGGCTCATACACAACTCTTACAAGTTGCCCAAAGAGCGGCTGCAGGAACTCTTTAAACCCTAACTTCTTCCACCCTTCAGAAGTCACTGTCCAGAGTTCATAGTTCTTGTCAATCATAGCATGACGATGTTTCCCTCCATCAACACACTGAGGATGTATCACAGGCACAGTGAACTTCTCATTTACACTCCATCCTACAGCCGGTGCAGACATAGGTGTCATGAACACAGTGCCTTCATTTGCATAGACGATGGCATTAGTATCAAGCTGCAGAATTTTCCAAATCTTGGTAACTCCAGCTTGGCCAAATGGCACAGGGGCATTACCAGCAGTTGCTTGATCTTGGATGCGGAAACTGAAATGCCCAATAGAAGACCAAGCCACTGTATGATGCTTCAGTCCTTGCCACTGGTTTATACTGGTCTCACCTTCTATTCCGCCTATCAAACATTGTCCGTTGTAATTACAGGAAGCAATGAAATTAGGTGCCTCAATTGTAGGTAAAGGTCTATAAGCTCCTTCAACAGTCCCTATCATATTCGGATTACGAATCCAACAAGTTAACAATTCATTAGTATCATCATACACAGATAAGGCAAAGAATGCTCCAAAATCTGCAACATTGATTACACTAATAGAATTCTTATCTCCTATGGCCATGATAGGAGTAGCTTCCCAAGAGTCTCCAGTTATCTTCATCTCATACAACCAGAGGACATTTACTATAGGAGCAAATCCCAGAACATATTGCTGCAGAAACTTAACCTGCGGCCAAGGCCATGCAGCGTCCCATTCTCCTGAAGAGCTAACAATCTGTGACATAAGGCCCTCTCAACAACGCAGATTTAATAAACGTACTTTATAACTCTATGTAAGATACTAGATACCACTTTGAATCTATATATCTAAAAATAACAACTTCTTCAGTTGTAGGAATTAAGTCTATACCAGCATTCCCTTGTAAATCCGTATCTGAGAAATCAAAAGTCGTGTTCCCGTTACCCATTCTAAATCGGTACTCTTGCCCCTCTACTGGATTACCAACAAAACCTATGACAGTTGTCGGAGCAGTGTTACTAAGAAGAAATACACTACCGCCTACTATATTCGGAGTTGCGGAATTACTATTGAGCAGTTTTTCTCCGATCGTCCGAGTCACCTCTCCAGGTGTAGTGGACAGCTGGCACTCTCCTCCAGCTTGAGCCACAGTAACCGTCCCGAATGGGGAACCTGTTCCGGCGACTAAATTGGTGGTTGCCCCGTGGACTTTAACATCACCAATAAGAATTTCTTCTGCCGTATAAGACCCTTGCAGTTGTATTGCAGTGGTGGAAAAATCGTGGAAATTCCCCCCAAGAAGTCTCAATTTGTCCACAGACATCTGAATCCAAATCCCTCTTGCACTAGGGGCACTCAAATCAGTTCTGTAAACGTTTCCGTCTCCGAGAGTCAACTCAACTAAATTCTGAGCAAATAGGGCATAGTCAGCACCAATGGTAGTCAGATCATTATTATCGATATGAGTACCTACACCTCCACTACCGTTAAGATAGATACAGCTACTGTTGGTTGTGTCATCTCTCTGTATGACGCGATTACCCTCGATCCGAGTATGATTGTAATACGCCATTGCCGAAGAGCCGATACCAAAGTTAACATTGGTCAGATTATTGTAAAGCCAAATAACCTCATTATCAGGTATCTCTGCAGCACTTGTACCTGTTGGCCCGCCTGATGAGGCAGACGTCCCCGCAACAATACACTCATACACATTACCTTCATTAGTCACGGTTTGTCCGCGGTAATAGTATACATCAGGTTGCCACGGCTGCTGATAGTTATCAGTTTGCGCAATAAAGTTATTACGGATATCGGTGTAGTAAACATCTCTAGCGACATTGTCAAATAGATTAATACCTTTGGCGGAATCAATCAACCTGTTTCCGCTGACTTTGTTGCCAGGGCCGACATTTTCAAGACCGATTGCTGAATTATTTCTTGGCCCATAAAAAGCGTAATTGTTTTCTACAATTGAATATTCGGACCTCAGAGCATTTAAAATATAGCATCCATCACCAAAACCGATTGTGATGTTATCAGAGATTGTTACATTGCCTGCTTGAGTAAATACTGCACCACCCTGAATATTTCGAAAGAAGTTCCCTGAAATCTCAGACCCCTTCCCATTATTTATAGCAAAAGCTGCAGCGCCCTCGTATCCTGTCGTTGGTTGATACCACTCTGTTACTGTATTCCCAACTATTTTTACATTATCAGAATTCTCAATCAGCACAATGCGATGGTTGGTTCCTGTCGCACTCGTAAGCCTTCCACTGGGAAGAAATTTGATACCGTGGATTTTTAGGTCATCACAGCCATCTCCATAGATAACCCTAAATGTAGCGGATGCCCAGTTGGTACAATCAATCGTTAAGATTCCTGACCCTTGCGTAATAGTTAACCCGCTTGTCCCGGTAGGCAGTGTGAGTGTCTCGGTGATGGTGTAATTACCGTTTATCTCCAGGTGGTCCCCGTCCGTAAGGGCGTCAAACGCAAGTTGCAGAGTCGCGTATTCCCTTGAGTCCACATTAGGCATCCCATCCCACGTTGCAATCTTTCCAGACTCAGGGACATCTGTTACTGCATCCCAAGAAACTATTTTTCCTGCTGATGTAGTGTCGCTGACCGCATCCCAGGGAATTAATTTTCCTGACTCTGCCGCCTCTGAAACATCCAGCGCCGTTAACCCTTGGTGCACCATCCACTGACCTGCCGCGATCTCATCAGCCAAGGTCTGCCCAACAGTACCATCTCCAGAAGTAAAACTAGACAGCGCAATATAAACAGTCCCCGCCCCATTTCCTCCATCATCTGCAGCATCCACCACAAGATCGAGAACATTATAGGCTGTCGAGTTAGCATAATCTCCAGTAGGATTAAACCCTGATAATTTGGCTATAGCCTTAGCCAAAGTAGGAACATCTCCGCCCTCAGTAGTGACATCTGCTGTCGGGCTTCCATGAATAACTTCATGCAGAATTGCACTATCTGCTGAAAGCTGTTCCAAAACCTCTGCAGAGGTCAGCGCAAAAGAAGTAGAACAGAAGAAAACCAGAGTTAGGATCAGACTAAAAATACGCATTTTGTACTCCTTACCAAAGAGAGGGACCAGGAAGTTCTTCATGAATAATCTCATGCAACCTATCGCTAATTTCTATAAGTTTGCTAAGAGCTAGTTCATGATCCAAAGACAAAACATAAACATACACACGTTGAGTTTGAGGAAGATCTGTATTTACAGGCACGCTGATTTGCTCAATAGTATTCATCACACCACCGTAAAGTAATTATTAGGAAGAACGTCCTCGTCAGAATTCACAAAACCTGTTGCAGTGACTTTTATAGAATGCCCCCCAACAGCTACATCGACAAGAGCTACTTCACCATTCTCATCTGCGATACCTGCCAGGACTCCATCCACATAGACAGAAGCTCCCTCTACCTCAACCAGATCCGTGAAGTTGCGTACAACTAGAATAATATCTCTAGTCTCTACACTAGGAGTATACAACTCTTCCTCACCCCAATCCCTATCTTCATTCATAGAGACAACAGTCTGGTGGGCTCTTAGACCTTCATCCTTAGGCTCAAGATTGAAAGCTTCGGACAACCCTTCAGCATTTCTAGGCCTATTGCTGAAAGGTCTTAGACCTATTTTCAGTTCTTTAACTAATGAGCTGACGAATTCCTTCATCACCAATCCCCAGAGAGTTGTAATCTATTTTAATTTCAATAGAATCCTTATGACCTATCTGATACAAGAAACTTGTCATAAGCCCTTTTACCATATCAGGGTCTTCTACTGACAGAGTAATCACAGCCCCTTCCTTAACATCCAACTCCAACTTCTGCGCCAGAACATCTTTCCTAGTGGAAAAATTAACAGTCTGAAGCGTATCATCCTGGGTAAGCCCAACAGTAAAATTGGCCAACCCCGGCTTCAGATACTCAGAAACTCCCAAACAGAGTTTTGTAATCTTTCCATCAGCTGGAAGGATGGCCCCAATAATCTTGCCATTCTCTGCAGGAATCTCACAATACCCGAATACTGGCACAGGAGGAACAACCCCTGTCATATGATTAGACGCTCTAGCATTCAGCAATCTAATCGCTCTTTTAATCTTATCAAGCTCACTCATTATCACGGCCTCCTAACTGCTTAAGAGTTCCAGATTCTTGCTCAACACGATCTTTAAACAAATCGTCAAGATGCAAAGTAATAGCCGAAAGCCAATCTTTAGCACCTTCGGTATTTCTATAAGAAATTTCAACATGATACAATGCCGCCCAGACAAGCAGCATAGAATGATTAGAAGACCAGTAATTTGTACTAGCATTACTGACAAGTTCTGCAGAATAGAACTTACCAACAATACTCATGATACCGTCCCGGTCGAGTGGCGGGAAGATGATCCCCGTCAACTCTTCTCCTTCAATATCTACATATTCCAAAAAGCCGATTGGAGGAGTGTCAGACCCATCAGCTATTCGAACATTGATAGGAAGATACATGGCCGGTACACCAGTTTCCATGGTTGAGAGAAGTTTCGGAAACTTGGTTAAAAGCTCTTTTCTTGTAGCATCTTTTAATTGCCCCCGCTCTCCTGCATCATAGAACCAAACTTCATGGATGGTCCTACAGAGATCAAACGTTACGTAAAAGTCTCCCTCACTAACATTCTTAAACTTAATAGCCTCAGACTCTGTGATCTCTGCACGGCGATCCAGGAACTTTGAACCTTCGCGGATATAGAAATCAGCACCAGCGTCTTCGTAGTCCGTAGTGTCTACAACTAAGTCATAACGTCCGGAGAGTTCAACAAACTTCTTTCTGATTTCTTTAAGGTCCATCATTGACTCCTAGTCAGCAAAGCGCATTTCGAAAGAAACTGTAACAATGTCACGACTATCATAGCTATAGTCTTCCATCACAGTTTCAGGATCATTCTTGGAGGACTTCTTAGGCCTCTCCCGCTCAATGCTCATATAGTTAAGTCGTGTCCCAGTTTTCTTTTCGAAGTCCTTGATCATCTTAGTGATCTCATTCTCCATGTCAACCTTGGCCTGTTTTGCCTCTTCTATCGTCATATCAGCCATGAGTTTTTCCTTTGTTTAAATTTTAAACATAGGGCGGGGAGCGGAAACTCCCCACCCAATTACATTGCATGCCCAGGTGGATTACGCCGCGTTATCGCTGCCGAATCCGGTCAAATAGGCACATTTTGCAGGATGATGAAACTCCATGCCAGCCTCAGTCAGGAACTCTTCCTTGGTGCCGTCAATCCGATCACCGGAGGTAGAGACCTTTTTCTCGTCCTGGCCATAGAAGGTAGTGTCATCAATGTACCGATAACGCAAATCCTTCGGGTCAAAGACTACCATAGAGTTCCGAGTAGTTGCCTCGTAGGAGAACAACGGATGGCGCTTCATGTAGACAACACCAAAAGGCGTTACCCATTCAGTAACCTTGATCCCGTAGGCACCGGTCTTGGTGTTGATTTCGAACTTGCTCGAAGCCTGGGCTTTGACGAACTTGTTGATTGCCAGGATAACCCCGGAACCTACAAAAGCCATCCGCTCGTCTGAACCGTGACGGAAGACATGCTCCAGGATGTTATCCATCCAGTCGCCACCACCCTGAATCCAGGTCTTACCACCGATGCCTGCTTCCACAGCATACGCATCGTCCAGAGTGTAGTCCGCAACGGTAGCACCGTCAGCAGCTGCTTCACGAATCCAGTTGATCAAACCCTTGGTCGTGCGCTCAGGCTTCCCGTTGTCCCCGGTGTTCTCAGTCATGATGCCCCAGAGGTAGTTTTTCTCCTGCTCCATGGCATGAAGCTGCAGACATTCCCGCTTGGCTTCCTTGTACTGGTCATAGGTCCGAAGACGCGTACGACGAGCAGTACGAGTGATTTCCAGGGAGTTCCGGAAGATCTGGGTTTTGTTATAGTACTTGACCGGATCGTAGGAAATCGCATCGGTCATTCCAGCACCTTCAGAATTCGCGTTACCGACGATCAGAGCGGTATCGCAATCCTGGAGGTCGCCTGCAGAGGAGTTGTCGTCATCTTCCAGCAACTTCACAGTGAGGCGAGAATTGGCTGCCGAGGCCAGAACTGCGGTAACCTTACCGATGACGTCGACAGTGGGATCACTCGCATCGCGCAACATGACCAGATGACCTTCCCGGAAATGTTGTTCAGTGGCCAGAGGTACGTGGACGTAAACAGTATCTCCAGCAGAACCTCCACCAGCATACGGAGTCGACCCAGCAGGCCAGGCAGTGATGTCGGTGAAGATTGCAGTGACGGCCCCACCCTGCTGGGGCAGACCTTTTGTGAACCAGTAGAACTCCGGGTCCATAGCTCGCTCAGACTTCATGAGAGCTGTCAGGCCGGTCAGAGGAGTATCACCATTGGGATAGAGGAAAAGAACAGTCTCACGCCAGTCTTTCGGACGGAAGTCGGAATCACTCCAGTCGTCAGTGCCACGCTGTCCAAGAAATGCTGCATCCATGTTACAGGTCTCCTTTCAAGAGAGTTGATTAAAGTACATCGGAAATATGCTTGCTTTGGCCTGTCAGGGGCACACTACCCTTCCCTTTCTGCCCACGTTGGGTACCAGGAAGAGCAGGTTTTTTCTGACTTGATGCCGGAGAAGGCTCTTCTACAGAAGGAGTATCCTCACCCTTCCCTAGAGCTTTAGCCTTCAGCCCCAACATCTTTCGAGTTCTCGCAGCCGTCTCTTCAAAAATCTGATTGAGCTTCCAGTCGGGATGTTCACTATGAACTTCATTCGCGACCGCTCCAACAGTTTTTCGCACAGGCGCTAAGTCCTCGTTCTCTTTGTAGAACTCATCTACGTAAGTCTGAAAAGTTTGCTGCTGCTTGACTTGAGCGTTTACTACCTGAGGCATAGAACGAAGAATGTTCTCCATCGAGGTAGTTACAATCTTGGTCAAGACGCCATTGAACTTGTCTTTGTCCGCAAGGATGTCATCAAGATCTTCATCCCCAATAAAGTCCATAGGCTCCCCAGGGGCTGCTTGAGGAGTTGGAGTAGGAACATCTTCTCCTTCTTTCGGAGGCTTGGCTTCAGTAGGAGTCAACCCTTCAATACGTTCCAGGAGTTTGGCATTCTGCTCACGGAGAGTCGCCAGTTCATCCGGCTCGTCAGAAGGCTCATCCTTTTCCGGAGGAGTCTTTTCGTCACCTTCTTCAGCAGCAGGAATATCTCCAGCAGGAGGAGTATCCTTGTCACCAGCATCCTCATCAGCATCAGCATCAGCATCAGGAGAAGGAGAAGGAGTATCTTCTTCCTCACCATCATCTGCCTCTACACCCTGCGTCCGACCAAAGAACTCATCATCATTGTCGAGGTTGTCCTCTTCAGGATCAGCAGCACCATCCAAAAACAGATCAATTTCACTCTTTTCATTTTCCTCAGCCATCTTCATTCTCCTTTTCTTTCTCCCGGGCTAATTGAATTTCTTCCTCTTCCTTTGCTTCCATAAGAACAGTAGGAAGATTCAACATATTCCTAACTGCCCTCAACGATCCTTGCGCTTGGTGAACGTCTTTAATCTGTGTGTCCATTTCAGGATCCTCTAACAAGGAGCGAAGATCCTCTATCCAAACATTCAGTTCAGCAGCAAGCTCTTGCCAAAACTGACCAGACATCTCACGACGAAACTCTTCTGCTGACAGGGCCATGTTATGCCTCTCCTACTTGACGAAGGTTACCTTGCTGAGCTTGTTGCAAAACCTGCTCATCGGGCAATACTTGAATTTTCGTAAACTCTTCTACATTCTTAGCACCGTTGTTACGCGCTATGTGTTTAAAGATTTTAACCAAATCAAACTGATCATGAAGTTCTGGAACAGTGGCTATAGTCTGGAACATCTTTTCCCAAACAGCCGAATAGTTTCCTCCAGGAATAGACCCATCTCTAACCTTTACATCGAAACCAACAAGAAGATCCATCGGGGAAATCTTAACACGCCCACGAGATTGTTTCATCTCTTTGAGTAACACTTGAGTCCAACCCTCTAAAATAGGAATATAAGACTCTTGCGTCATCAACTGCTGAGTGTGCGAAGCGAAAAAGTAGCCTATATCTTGCATCGCCTGAAGACCTATAATCTTAGCCATCCTCTCTAAGCGATTCAAGCCTCCTTGCTTTGTCCCTTGGTATTCCGCTCCAGTAAGTCGATCAGGGCCGCCTTGCCTCATGTCGCCCATAATAGAGCCATCAGTTGACCCTATCTTTTGCATCCACTGGACTACCCAAGAAGAGTCTCCAATATTCTGACGAGTGATATCGTTTACGTTAAGCTGCTGGATGGCATCCTTCACCCCTTTACCCCAGACTGGACGACGAGTTCTAATCAACCACCCGTTGTGGGGATTTTCTAGGTCCCTACTATTAATCATATAAGGATCATACACAAACATGTCGTTGACAGCTTTACGGACATTAGCTATATGCACATTAAACAACCAGTCCAAAGTTCCTTGAAGCCCAAACAGCATTTCAAGTCTTGAGATAGGAGACGTGCTATAGCCATCATAGTCTGGTGCACATACTGCTGCAGGATACTTATTATGCCCAAGACCTAATCTCTTAACTTGAAGCAACAGCCCATCGCCAGCAACTTGGAAGTACCACTTCTCCGGATACTCACTATCACCAAGCTTCCACTCTTTCGGAATCAAGTTGACATACATATGGATGCGGTCAACAGGGTTAGTACTGGAACTATTATCATCAGGCTTGCCGCCGAAACGCACTTCCCTTTTCGAGGAGTCCCGATCCATGATAGCAGTTCGCGCATTCCTCATGTGATTCAAATAGCGGGCATTAAAGATATCTTCATCAGAAGATGCCTCCTCGCTAAGGATAGTCATCTTGTTAGTATTCTCCACCCAACCAAAAAACTCGCTTTCCTGAAAATTTTGAATAGGGACGTTGGGGTCCAAGAGAGCTTTATACGGATCTATATTGATCAAGTAATTTCCCTCAAAAAGGAGGGCTTCTTCCTCTACCTTAGCCTCTCCAGTTTGACGAAATCCTCCAGATATAGCCGACAGAAAACCTTTCTTCTGCTTTCTATACACAAGACCATGTTCGGTCTTCCAGGAAGCCACAGTGATTCCTAAGCCGTAGGCAAAGGCATCCCTGAACATAGTATGCAAGGCTAACGCCACTTTGGTTCTCGTACAGTGGAGGTCCACAGCCTTAGTCATAAGAGTGGCTCCTATGACATCTTCAGGACCATGCCCTTCATATTCAAATACAGGAGTCTGATAAAACGCAGCTAGCATATAGCTGATGAGAGATTCCAGTATAGCATGAGAGTAGGGAAACACAATACTCACAGGTTTCCTATCATCCTTAGCTACAGACTTTAGCTCTTCTTCATCAAGAGGAGTATACACAGATAAAGTCTCATCTATCTTATTCCAAGACTTATGTCGCCTACTCATGTAGTTTTGACTAGTTCTTGCCCTTTCCAGAATCTTATTAACCAACTTCTTTGACAACTCTGAAGTAGGACTAAGATCAAGACCTTCTGGATACTCATAGTCATAAGTCTTATTAGGATCATCAAATGACTGAGTTCCTGGCTCGCCTTGAATAATTGTAGGCATTTTACATCCTTCCTTTAAGCCTTCATTATAAATGCAAGAGCATAATAACTAGGACGATTATCAAAAGCAGTAGCGCTACCAACACTTCCAGTACTACCTGTATGGCTATGATCTCCTGGGGAAGAATCTCCAGTGTTTACAAAAGTTCCAGAACCGCTTTGAACTTCAACAGTCCCTGTATCATGCCCTGAGTGGTCTCCATCTGCAGAAATACTATGCGTATGTGCAGGGAGATTACCTTCTACCAACGTAACACTGTCTTGTCCCCCAGTATCTCCAACAGCTGCTGCTCCTCCGGCGCCAAGGATAAACTTATCAGTTAAATCAGGGGTCCCATTAGCCCCATCACACAAGACCCAACCAACAGGAATAGCCTCAACTGCTCCAGACCACATAAGGATCATGCCAGAAACTAAGGCAGCCTCAAGGTCTTTTTTCCTCAGGACATGATTATCTTCTGTAGGAGCCTCATCTATATGAACTTGCCCTTCACTATAAACAGTCTTCTGTGTATCAGAAATCACTCCATCAGGATCATGCAGAGCATCTGTATCATCATAGAAGAACGGGCCTAATGACCCTATCCAAAACCTTTTCTGTGCCATACATTCCCTGTGTTTAAAATTTAAACATAGCCAGCAACATCCAACGGATCGTCATTATCCAGATCAGCATACTCATCTTCAGGATTATCATACTTATCCATCGGATCGAAGTAATCTCCTTCAAGCTCCATTAGCTCAACTACATATGCCGCAGCATCCATAATGTCCCAGTATTTAGATCTAGGAAAACCTATCAACTGAGATTCAAGCCTTCTGGCTACATCTGGATTATGATAGACATAGCCTAAACGGTAGAATGGAGAAAGGGTTTTAACACGATCTTCTTTATGCCCTCTAGCTTTTAGTTCCACAAAGCGAGGAAAGATTCCCCTAACTCGCATCTCGTTTTTGATAGGCTGAGTGATAAACTCGTTTAGAGAAGTCACCTCCACAGCAAGAATTTGTGCATTAAGCCTTTGAACCATCTTAAAGGCTTCATCATATAATTCATCAGGATGGAACTTCCCTGCCACCACATCACGAACATACATCTTGTGGGAACTTCTATCAATACCCCATCCTACAATGCCAGACTCTGCAGAATGCATCTGGACAGTTTTAGCAGGATCGACAATAACACAGTTCATTAAAGCCTTAGGGTCAATGTCTTCCTCATTGTAATACTTGAAGTATTCCGCTTTGAATACTGCATCTTCAGTCGAGATAGGTATATTGCGATACTCTCTATAGAAAACATCTGCTTGGCTTTTCCTCTTATATTCCTCATACAGTTCCAAACATGCTTCAGAGGACATAAAGTCTGGCCAATTAGAGTTGAAATCATCGTCGCATATTTCCAGCCTAATTGATTTCCAACTAGGGTCTTCCAACAGTTCGATTAGCAAAGAGTCTTCATGAAGAACTGTGCCAATAAAGATAATTTTCCAATTCTTGCTTGAGCGATCTACACAGTTACACAAGTCTGAGTAGAACCACTCTTTGGTCTTCTTACGCTGTTCATCAGAGAATACTCCTTCAGTTGTTTCAAGGTCATCTATGACGATCAGGTCCGGACGATGTGCGCCAAAGAGCTGACCACGAACCTGTTGTCCAGCACCTCTAGGCATCACCATAATTCCATTAGCAGTGACCCACTGCTCTTTGGAGAAAATGTCAGATTTCATAGGCCCAAAGAGGCGAGAGATATGAATGTTACTGAGAAGCTCTCTCTTAAGATTTTCCCCTTGAGACATTGCTGATAGTGCTGTAGCCGACACGGGCATTATAAACTTTTTCTCGCCAAAGAGAATCTTCTTCGCAGGATAGGTAATAGTTCCTAGAGTCGTCTTACCAAATCCTCTAGGAGCAGCAATACATATCTTCTGAGCGGAATCATCATCTAAGAGTTTAAAAAAGTCGTCATGAATAGTTGTAAACGGCCTAAACATTCTCTCAGGAAATAGAGTATTAGCAGTCACTCGAGTGCTGAGATAGCACTTCTCTAAGAGCCTGTCCATCTCTGGAGTTTTTATAATAGGCCCTTCAAACATTAGTGAGATATTCCTTTACTAAATCTACGATCTTCTTCCAATTCATGCACAGATTTTTCTAAAACTTTTTGATTTTGCCGCAATTCAGAAATAGACTTATCCTGATTACGATCGTTAATATCAATCCTAGTCACATCCTTAGCATTTTGTTCTATGCCGCGCACCTGATAGCCAGAGTTATAGATGCTTAACACAACTAAAGCCAACACAGCCATTACGGCAGTAAACGTCCACCCTCCTAATCTCTTCATCCAGCGAACGTCTACTGCTGTACTAGCTAGAGGACATGAAGAAGAATCTTCTCCTTCCTTCAACACGCAGTCCTCAACTTTCTTCATAAGACACATCCTCCTAAATGCCTGAGGGTTAACGAGGACTTACAAACTTCAACTCTGGCCAACTCTCAGACTTGGAGGCTTCGATAGCTTTAATAAGTTCTTCTTTGGTAAGATTCTCAGAACTCATTTCCAACAGCTCACTTCCAACCCTGAAGATGATCGAATCTGCCACAGGAATCAGACCGAGAATAAGATTAACTTGTGCCTGCGTCATTGTACTTCTCCTTTCTCAACAGTTTCAAGAATCCCTTGAGTGGCAAGATAATCTATTAGAGATACATAGAGATCCATAAACTGTGTATGATATGCCACATAAGCATCCCAGCCGGATTGCTCTGAACTTTCCAGCGCCAACTCCATAGTCGTTGCGGCTAAGTCATAAGTGCCTTTGGCTTGAGAATAGATCGATGCAACCTTATCACACTGTACTTGAGTCAATGCGCCTTGAGAGCACAGCTGATCAGCACTAACCGCAAGACTTACAATCGTTGCCTTTGTCCCTAACAGAGTATCAGCCACTTTGTTTTCCTGATTCTTCTGCGCCCAACCAGCACAACCGAACAGGATAAAACTACACAGGATCAGACTGAATAGGTTTCGAATCATCTGGAGTCTCCTCTTTGTTATGCTCGATAGATGAACCACGAGCTTTGTTTAAGAACAACGTCGCTACAGCAATCAGAAGAGTTGGAGCACTTTTGCTCAAATCTTCGACACTTGAGAGCATGAACCCCACGGCAAGGATTACTACCAAGAGACAATAAATAAGCCTCTCTCCATGCCCATACCAGAATTTACTTACCCAAGTTTTCATAGAATCTCCTATTGGTTGTGGTATTGTGCAAGTTCATTTGTCTCCTAAAGCCCTTTGAGTGTAAAGGCAATATTCACGTGGTCTTTGTCACCGCCGAGTGTCCAGTCGGTACCATCGTAAGTCGGGCCATCTTCTGTCGAAATTCCAGCAGTTCCGTAAGCAGACATAGTATTAACCCGCTCAGTCTGATTGCTACCGGCTGTTAATGAGACAGCTCCGCCCGACCAGATAGCCATCGTCCCATCTACAACAATATCAGCGGGGCTTTTCGGGAAAGCAAGATTTGCGACGTTTGTCAAGTATCCATCAGTAACAAAAACATCTTCGATTGGGGATGCTTGGAGCACTCCAGTAAAAGACACAGTTTGGCAAAGCAGACCGAAATGACTTCCCCCGGTTAAGGTGGCCACTATTGTTTTTGTTCCTGGAGTTGGTGCGAGTGTATAATACCAAGCCCCTGACGTATGGTTGGCATATTCACCTGAACCACCAAGAACAGCAGTCATAGGTACGCCCTCATAGGTCACGCTGGAGAGTGATTCGGTCGTGCTGTCCCACCCGACCCACGCGAGGAGAATGCCATTCGCACCAACCCCCATCGTATGAGAAACTGAAACGCTTGTCCCACTCTCTGCAAAATTTTCTCCTGCCGAATCAAAGACTGGTTGAGTTGTCCCCTCGTAGAGAATATTGCCAGCCTTGAAGTTGTCGAGGCCCGTTGCGCCGGTCCCGAGCGTGTGAATCGCCCACGTTCCGACGGAAGTAATCTGCCCAGCGTTGTCATCGGTAAGAGTGCCAACCAATATGTCGTTGACATAAACCTGAATCCTAGGCCCAACATCTGGCCCCTCGATTTCAGCCCGTAGCACGTCGCCCGGAACGAGCGTTGGAACAGTTATGCCCCCTATCGCTGTGTCTGTCCCATCCGTCCACCTATGCACACCGATGGTGGTCGCGTTTGTGGTCCATACTACATAGAATGTGCCGTTTGTAGCGTTAAGGTTGCGCAGCATGACCCCTTGGTAAGCAACGGACTGACCAGCACCGATCTCTATCGAGGCCCACTGCGCCTTCCCCGTCGGCGTAGCATCGGTCCTGTAAGCCATTGAACTGGTAGGACCACTTTGGCCACCTCTGGCAATCCCTGACACAATTTGAACAGGGTTAAAATCAGGAACGGTTGCCCAACTCCCGCTGAGGGGGTTTGAATCAGTTCGGTTGAAGTCGTCAAAAATTATGTCTTCTAGTCTGGTAAACACAACACTACTGCCGGCATTCTGCCAGGATACCCCGTCGCAGATATAAAAATTAAGGTCGGTTGTCCACGCCATATCGCCTGAGTTGCTGGCGCAGGGCTTGGCTGATTCGAGCGCGCCTGAGTCAGCGTAAGCCAGGTAAACGTCTGGTTTGGAATCAGGAGCGGTGTCACAGGTACCATCGGATTTGAGGTAGCCATTACAAGCGGTCCATAATCCTACAATGTCTCCATAATCTAAAAAAGCTGAAGCAGGGGTACAAAGTATTAAGACCAAAAGTGTTGACAATAACAGTCTCATAATATCCCTTTCTAACTAATCTGCTACAAACGCTAAAGCTTCAAATACAATAGTCCCAGAAGCTGTTTTAGCTTTAAGCTGCCCACTCACAGTGTTAATCCAGACATCATCTGTGTTAGGCGCTCCAGGGTCTCCGGCATATAGAGGAACTCCTCCAGCAGCTATTAAAGCATCCAAAGTTTCTAGAGCTTTCTGAACATCAGTGTCGGCTACTCCAAGATTCTTTATAAAATTTGCGGTATCGACAACAACTTGAGAAGCAGTCAGAAGGGACAGTGCGCTCGGAGAGAGATCAACAGTCTGCACGGCACTCCAGGAAATATCTCCAACTCCATCAGGGATCTGAATTTTATAAGATGCGCGCTTAACTTCATTTAGGGTCAAAGTTACTAAATAAAACGTGGGAATGTTTCCTCGTTCATTTGGCCATAAAGGAACTGTAAACAGCCCTGTACCATCTATAGAAACCTCACTCTGGTCTATATGAATAGGTTCCAGGGTAGTAGTATCATACACAGAAGGACTTCGATCTCCTTCAGAAACCAGAAGAAATGACAAATTTCCATTTAGAAAGCTGGTAAACTCTTCTCCAAGATTTGTCAGGTTTCGTGTAATCACTATAACATATTCCCTGTGTTTAAATTTTAAACATAGAAGCGGCTATACTCTTCGCTCAAAATGACCTTGGTCCCAACCCCAAGCGAAACCACAAGTGTTCTTTTTGTTGAGCGAGAGCCAGAAATCCCCAAGGTCAGTCCCAATAAATTGGTATTCTTCGGCAGTGTCAATATAGTCTTTGATGCCATCGTCGTCCACGTCGAAGAAAATATTAAAGTCCATGGCTAAACGCTGCAGGTGCATGGAGTCTAGAGTTTTACTAAGTTTAGGCGCTATGGCCAATCCTAGTGGAAGCGCCCCAGAAGCCCAACGTAAAACCTTAAACCCAAAGAAATAGAGATACTGCATAGACATCGGCCGATAGAGTTCCCCACCTGTGAGCTTATACCCTTTTGACTTGGCATAGGCTACAAGTTTACAAATGTCTTGTAGGAACTCCCACTGTTCATTACTCAGACTCATTGACTTCCTTATATTCCACATCAAGGATTCCCGCACCTTGAGCACTTTGAGTGGCGCGTTGTTTCAGGGCTTCGAGTTCATCTGGGGTGTAATGTCCGTGGAGATTTAAAGAGCGGATTTCTTTAGGAGGCATATGCCCGGCGCGGTCAAGAACTTTCTCTGCATGATGAGCTCGGAGCTTGGCCGGGATTGTTTCAGAAGCTACCTTGCCTTCAACTATGATCTCTTCTAAAAGTTTCAAAGCATGAGGGGCTAGAGACTTGATCCTCTTTGATACAGACACAGCGTCATCATTGGCCTGTTCCTGCAAGTTCCCGATTTGCTGCTTTATAATATCAGAGTTTCTCACATAGGAAACCATCTGAGGAGTGACTCCTAGGTCATTGGCGATCTCTACATTACTCTGCCCGACCACCACTCTCCTAGCGATCTCTTGATAGCGATCCCACATCTGAGTAGCTTCAAAACCTTTTTTAGGCTCTCCAGGGATTCTCCGCCTCTTATCCAATTGCTGACGGAATTCTGGAGTTCCTTTGGTGTGAACTAATTCTGGCATAAACTTCTCCCTCTTGTTACTCCTTTCTCCCGTTATAACATTATTTCCGATAGTAGTCAAGACAACATTTGTCACAATTGTGGGCAGAGGTATTCCCTCTTTGGAGAGATTTCCTATGTTTAAATTTTAAACACAGCGAAGGTTGCTTCCTCTATATCCCCCAACCCAGGACAATATTTACCCCCTCCACTCCTCGTCTCCTCCACCAATCCCACCATTTGGTGCCATATATAACAGTTGCGCATTTTGGTTTAGTGGGACTCTAAGTATGCGCGGCCCCTGGAACCCCCCGATGGGGGCCAACCGCCCATGGTTGCGAGGTTTGACGAATTATCTTGACAATTGCCACGGGATATGCGATAATGTTTATAACAAATCGGGAGACAGGCAACGGGCGTGTGGGGCCGTGAGGGCTGTCCCGGGATTTATCAACCCTCGATCTTTGACATCCTAGACGACCGGTGAGAGTGGTGTTCCACGTGGAACATGAAGGTAACCGGAGTAATCCTGCCCGATTGAGGGACGGAGTAAACCGCTCAGGCGATGCAGGTATCTAAAACATGGTTCCAAGGGTCATTCATGCTCTGAGATTGCCACAAAGGAGCGAACAATGGCAACGATGAAGCGTGAAGGAAAAGTTATCAAAGTGACCGGAATGTCTGTGGCCGGTGGTGACCTGAAAAGTCTCCCTAAGAATCACAAATATTTCGTGAATTTGGAACTGGACTACGGATCGGTTGAACTCGAAGACGCAATCGAACTCGCTTCGGGGGGATCGAGTGTGAGAGTCCAGGCCCAGGCTAAACTCCGTGGGATGGAAGGGAAGTTGAAGGAAAGTGGAGTTGTGGCGGAGGATCTGAAGACGGCGGAGAGTAATGGCCTGAATGAGAAGGGGTTCATCAGGTTTGA